TAATTGGTATTGATCTTAGTTCTGTCGTTGCTTTAAGTCTTAAGGCGTAATTGGTTATTGTTTTTGTTGTCGTTGCCTCGGCGTCGAGTATATTAGCGGCTTGGTGGATCTGGGTCGGACCTCGGTCGGGGCTTAATCGTTGTTGGTTGGTGGTTGTTGTGGCTTGGGCGCGTGATTCAGTTCGGCGGCGTCGGTTGCCGTCTGATTGGGCGTCTAGGCGGCGTGCGGTGTTGGCTCGCGATGGCGGTTGTTGTCAGTGGAAGGTTGACGCTGTGTCGGTGTGTGGGGCTCCGGCTACGGATGTTGATCATATTGTTCCGGGTGATGATGATTCGTTTGGTAATTTGCGGGCGTTGTGTCGTGAGCATCATGCGTTGAAGTCGGCGCGTGAGGGGCATGTGGCGTTGGCGCGTATGCGTCGTGAGGTTGCTGGTCGGTTCCGTAGGGTGGAGCCGCATCCTGGTTTGCGTGGGGGTGGTGTGAATGGCTCGTAGTGGTCCTGTGCCTGCGCGTCGGGATGAGTTGGTGGATCAGCGTCCGTCGCGGACGCAGCATGTGACTGGTGGCGTGTTGATGTCGGTGTCGCCTCGTAAGGCGGATCGTAAGTGGCATCCGACTGCTAAGCGCATGTATGAGGCTATTGAGTTGTCTGGTCAGTCTTTCTGGTTCCAGCAGACGGACTGGGAGATGGCTTATTCGTTGTGTGAGGATTTGTCGGCGTATAAGCGTCAGCAGGATGAGGCTGTGCGTGCTCGTGCGTTGCGTGCGGGTTGGGATGCTGAGGCGGCGTCGTTGAAGCCTGCGGAGCGTGAGGCGCGTGGGTTTACGCGTGATCGTCCGCCGTTGTTACGTGATCCGTCGTCGCAGCGTTTGGCGACGATTTACATGGAGTTGGGTAAGTTGGGGATGTCGGAGTCGGAGCGTCGTAGGGCTGGTATTGAGTTGCGGCCTGATGAGTCTGATGTGGTTCCGGCGTCGGTGAGTGTGATTGATAGTTACCGTGAGCGTTTGCGGTCGGTGTAGTTGATTTGTGGGGTTGTTGTGGTTGTTGTTTATTCTAAGCCTGGTTGTGGTGCTTGTGTTGCGACTAAGCGGGCGTTGGATAAGGCGGGTGTCTCGTATGAGACGGTTGACGTGAGTGTTGATTCTGAGGCTCGTGACATGTTGGTCGAGTATGGGTTTGGTGCGATGCCGGTTGTGGCTCCTACGGGTGATGTGGGGTCGTGGTTTGGTGGTTTTAATTTCACGCGGTTGCGTGAGGTTATTGCCGCTGAGGCAGCCGCTTAGAGGTTGTTCCCGGTGGCTAATTCGGCCCGGCCTACACAATGGGGTGTGGGTTCGGGCCGGAGTTCTGGTATTCCCTCGTTGCCTCGTGTGGGGTGGCGGGGCTGTTTTCAACCCGCCCGCGCGTTTGCGTGGAGTGGGTTGGAGATTCTTTGTTCCTTTCCGCCCCTGTGTGGGGTTGGTTGGGATTTTGGTGGCCCCCGTACGCTGAAACGGCGAGTCGCGGCCTTGGGTCGCGGCGTGGCGCGCGAGCACGACGGCTATACGGCGGGGGCATTTTCTTGGTAGTGGTAGCGGGGTTCGCCTCGCGGCCACCCCCCTGGCGGTTTGCGCTGGGGGGTTCATCTTTGGCCCGTGTGGTGGAATTAGGTAGACACACCACACTCAAAATGTGGCGCCCCAGGGGGGCGTGCGGGTTCGAGTCCCGCCACGGGTACTGTGTGTTGATGGGGTTGGGGGGTGTCCTGGTTTTGGTCGATGTTGATAAGGCTGGGACACCCCCTGCGGGTCCCTATGATGGTTTGTCTGACGCGGAGATTCTTGAGCGTTTCGCGCCGGTGCATTATGGGCCGACGTGGGAGCGTGGCGAGGATGGCCGGTTTGTGTTGCCTGAGCATACGTTGGGTTGGGAGATTGCCCGGTGGTGTTCGGATTACTTGGAGCCGTTGGGCGCGGACCAGGATGTTTTTGAGTTTACGCTTGAGCAGTTGCGTATCGTGTTGTGGTGGTATGCGGTTGATGATGAGGGTAAGTTCATTTACCGACGTCGTGGTGTTTTGCAGCGGATTAAGGGTTGGGGTAAGGACCCGTTGCTTGCTGTTCTGTGTTTGGTGGAGGCGTTTGGTCCGTCGAGGTTTGCTGGTTGGGGTTCGGATGGTGAGCCTGTTGGGCGTAGGTGTCCGCAGGCGTTGGTGCAGATTTTCGCGTTGAAGCAGGAGCAAACGAGCAATACGTTCGATATGTTCCATGTGCTTGTTGGTGACCGGTTGCGTGCGAAGTATGGCGTGGATGTGCGTTTGCAGATTGTGCGTGGTTGTAACAACACGGCGCGTATTGAGGTTAAGACGTCATCGTTCCGTTCGACGGAGGGCAACCGTTGTACTTTTGCACTGCTAAACGAGACGCAACACTGGTTGCCTCAGAATAATGGGCAGCAGTTGAAGAATACGGTTGAGGGCAATACGACGAAGATGAAGGCCCGTTACCTCGCTATCACTAACGCCTACAAGCCTGGCGAGGGTAGTGTTGCTGAGAATGACCGCGAGGCGTACATGAGGACGTTGGAGGGGCTGACGACGGATAACGATGTTTTCTATGACTCGTTGGAGGCCCCGGATGATACGCCGTTGGATGAGCGCGTGTTCAAGGTTTTGTATAACGCTGTGCGTGGGGATTCGGTGTGGTGTGATGCTGATGAGGCGTGGCGGTCGGTGTTGAATCCGTCGCGTCCGACGTCGGAGTCGCGTCGCATGTACTTGAATCAGGTGTGGCAGCCTGAGGGTAATTTGTTCTCGTCGGCTGAGTGGAAGCGTATTGAGCGTAAGGCGACGTTGGAGCCGGGTGACAGGATCGTGCTCGGGTTCGACGGCGGTAAGTCTGATGACTCTACGGCGCTGGTGGCTATTCGCGTGTCGGATGGTTTGATGGTTCCCCTGTTGTTGGATGAGAAGCCTCTGGACCTTGCGGGCGACTGGGAGGTTGACCGTGAACGCGTGGACTCGATGGTCCACCGTTGCTTCCGTGATTACGACGTCGTTGGGTTCTATGCGGACGTTGCGTTGTGGGAGTCGTACATTCATGAGTGGACGCTGGATTATGGTGAGCGGCTTGTGGCTCGCGCGTCGGACCGGGGTCCGATTGCGTGGGATATGCGTGGTTCTCGTAAGCGGACGGTGAACTTGCATGAGGCGTTTATGGCGGCGATTCTTGACGGTAAGGTGTCGCATGGTGGTTCGCGCGAGTTGGCGGCGTCGTTCCGTCGTCATGTGTTGAATGTGTTGCGTAAGGATACGCCGTATGGCGTGTCGTTTATGAAGGCCGGTCGTGAATCGAAAAAGAAGATCGACATGTACGCGGCGGCAATGCTCGCGTTTGGGGCTTATAGGGACTATCAGACGGAGATGGCGTCGAGGCCGGTTGCGAAGGCCGGGGGGTCGTTCTTCCGGTTCTAGTAGGGGTGATGTGTTTGGCGGCGATTATTGATGCTAGCGATTCTCTGGAAGCTCTCGTGGGTGAGGGCTTGCGGGTGTTGCGTCGTGACTGGGAGGGTGGCCTGCAGGTTGCCGACGCGTATTTGCGCGGTGATTTCGATGACCCGTACTCGCCCAAGGGCATGTTGCCTGAGCATAAGGCGATGATGAGGCGTGCTCGTCAGAATTGGTGTGAGATTCCGGTGAATGCTGCGACGCAGGCGTTGGCGGTTGATGGGTTCCGCTCGGGGGATCAGAGAGCAGGTGGCGAGCGTTCGTCTGAGACTCCCGAGTGGGACTTGTGGCAGCGGTCGAATCTTGATGCTAAGCAGGCGCAGGTGCACCGGTCGGCGGTGGCGTACGGTCAGGCGTTCACGGTGGTGGAGCGCGGCGAGGGTGATCGGGCGTATGTGCGTGTCCTGTCGGCATTGCGCACCGTTTGTCTGTTTGAGGATGCTCTGTCGGACGATAATGCGGTGTTGGCGTTGTCGGTTATGCGGTATCCGGGCTTTGGGCCGGATGGGCGCTCTAAGTCGGGTTTGGCTGTGGCGTGGGATCGTTACAACCGTTACGACGTCGTTCTGCCTAACGGTGGTGACGACCCGGTTATTGGTGCCGGGGTTGCGCATGGTGGGAACGGTCATTGCCCGGTGACGCGGTTCGTGTCGCAGATGGATGATGAGGGGCGCGTGCAGGGCGCGGTCCTCCCGTTGAAGCACTGGCAGGACTCGTTCAATCAGATGCTGTTTAACCTGTTGTTGGAGCAGTCGCACGGTGCGCATCGTGTTCTGTGGGCGACGGGTTTGGAGCCTGCGGTCGCGGTGGATGAGAAGGGGATGCCGGTTGTTGGTGCGGATGGTGGGGTTGTGAGGCAGCCGATTGCGGCGGGGCCTGGTGACTTCCTAGTCAACTCATCGCCGGATGGCAAGTTCGGTTCCCTCCCGGTTGGCGACCAGTCGGGGTATATCGCAGCCATGGATGCGCTGATTAAGGATTTCAGTGCGATTTCGCAGACGCCTCCTAACTTCCTGTTGGGTCAGATGGCTAACTTGTCGGCGGATGCGTTGAATGCGGCGGAGAAGTCGTTCCGCCGTAAGTTGGAGTTGTACCGGACTCAGTTTGGCGAGTCGTGGGAGCGGACGCTGCGTGTTGGTATGGTGCTAGAGGGTCGCGCGGAGCGCGACCAGTGGGAGCATAACGAGGTGTTGTGGCGTGATTTGGAGTCGGCTGCTTTGTCTCAGACGGCGGATGCGTTGTCAAAATTGCGGGAGATTGGGGTGCCGTCTCGTGGTTTGTGGGAGATGGTGCCTGGCGTGTCGCCGGTTCAGTTGGATCGGTGGGATGAGTTGGCGACGTCGGAGCGGTTGGGTTCTGATTTTGGTGCGGCTGTTCAGGGGTTTAGCGTGATGGGCGCGCGGGATGCTCTAGATGGGCCTGTGACGCCCGTTGAGGGTGAGCCTGATGATTTGTCTACTCTTTAATGTGCTGTTCCGTTGTGGAGGTTGTGGATTATGTCTGGTGAGGTTCCTGAGACGATTTTCGTTATCGTAGACAAGGAGACGGGGAGCATTAAGACGGGCGGCGGATCGTCCACGCCCGCGTCTGTTCATGCTTATGAGACAGCGCGTGCGGCGTGGTTGGGCGTGAGGCGGATCGGCTCGTACGGTCCGTCACATTGGCGCGTCGCTAAGTATCGTCTGGTTGAAGTTACTGATGGCGTCTGATGCTCGTGTGGAGGTCTTGCTCAAGGCGTTTGAGGCGTCGCTTGGCAGGTTGAGTTTGGGGACGGTGCAGGATGTGTCCCGCTGGTGGGAGCAGGTGGATAAGGGTGGCGATGTTGCGGCCCGGTTTGGTGAGGTGCTTGTTGAGCCGTGGGATCGTGGCGCGGTGCTGGGTGTGGCGTTCTACAGGTTGTTGAGGGCGTTGCAGACGGGCCGCACGGTCCCCTCTCCTATTCGCGGTCATGCGCAGGGCGGCGAGGTGACATTGGGTGACTTGGTGCGTGAGTTTAATGAGGCGGCGGGGGTGAACGCTTTGTCTGCCTCGTCTCTGGCTGGTGTGCGAGTGCAGGTGGATAAGCAGGCGACGCCGGACCTTGCAACGTTGCGTGATGCGGATGTAAAGGCGGCGCAGGATTTGCTGCGTGCCCGCCTTGAGGGTGGCGAGGTGTCGTCTGGCGTGGTGGCTGGGGTTGGTCAGCAGGCGGCGGCGGGCGGCGTCCGGTCTGTGGTGCGTGACATGGGTGATCGTGACCCGGCAAGGCAGGCGTGGATCAGGGTGTCTGGGACGGGCACGCCGTGCGCGTTCTGTGCGATGTTGCTGTCTCGCGGCGCGGTGTATTCGGGCAAGCATGAGGCGTTGCGTCATGACGTGGCGCACGCTAATGGGACGCATGGGTATCACCCGAATTGTCATTGTTATGCGTTGCCCCTGTTTGCGGGGGCGAGTATTGAGGGTTCTCGTTTCGCGGTGAATCGTGAGATGGAGGACTTGTGGAAGCATGACTTCAAGGGCAAGGGCTTGAAGGGCAAGTCCGGCTGGCGAAGTTACTACTACCGCAAGTTCAAGCGGTAGGCGTGTTGGTGGAGGTCCTGGCGGCCTCAATTGGTTCCCGTGCTGGTCCTGGCGGCTGGCGCGGGTTTTGTTTTCTGGGAGTGTGTTATGGCGGACGAGAAGAATGTTTCCGGTGAAGCTGATGCGGTTGAGGGCGGTGCGCCGGGTGCGCAGGGTCAGGATGCGCAGGTTGAGGCGGAACAGTCGGCGCAGGTGGAAGTTGACGCGGGTGAGGGCCAGGATGGCGCTGCTCGCAAGGTTGACGACCTGCCTGACTGGGCGCAGCGAGAGTTGAAGGGTGCGCGCGATGAGGCGGCGCGTTATCGGACTCAGTTGCGTGACGTGCAGGAGTCAATGAAGGGCCTTAAGACGGTTGACGAGTTTGAGGCTGCCCTGTCGGCGGCTGATGAGAAGACTCGTCAGGTTGAGGCGGAGCTTGACCGTCTGCGCGTGCGTCAGCAGGTGCGTGATGAGTTCCCGGGCCTGCCCGCTAAGGCATTTGAGTTCGTTCTGGACGGCACGGTTGAGGAAATGCGTGCCGCGTGCGAAGAGTTGACGTCCCTGGTGGGCGCGGCCTCGGGTGCGGCCGGTTTGCCTCGCAAGGGTGGGGGCTTGGCTCCCGCTGATGAGGCGGAAGGCGAGTTTAACGCGCGCGAGTTCGTGCGTAGTCTTCCGCGACGTTGACTTTTTGAGAAGGAGTGGATATGACAAATAGTCTGAACCATGTGAAGGTCAAGCCGGAAAAGCTGGCTGCGACCGCCGTTGAGCTGATGGAGCGCGAGCTCGTTGTTCCTAAGCTCTTTGCCCGTAAGGGCATTGATGAGTTCAAGGGTGCGAAGGATGACACGATTAATGTTCGTGTTCCGGGTATTCTTCCGGCGCGCGATTATGAGTGGCGTAATAATCGTGCGCAGCCGTTGTCGTTTGATGAGTACCGTGAACGTAAGTTGGCGGTTCGTTTTGGCGGCAATGCGTATTCTGCGACGATGTTGACGGATGAGCAGCGTGAGATGGATTTCCTGGGTTGGACTCAGGATATTCTTCCGGCTCAGTCGCGCGCGGTTGCGCGTAAGTTGGAGTACGGTGCTATTAAGGCCCTGCAGGCGGGTAAGTACTCTGTGACCATTGGCGCGGGTAAGGCCCCCAATAATGCGCACATTGCAGAGAATGCGTTGAACGCTATCGTTGAGGCTCGTCACGCGCTGAACCGTATGGGCGCGTCGAAGGTGAAGCGCACGCTGGTTATTGGCAGTGACTGGGACACGATCTTGCAGGGCAGTAAGGCGTTGCAGGCGGCGGCTGTTGGCGACAGTGTTGCCGAGTCGGCCTTTGTCGATGCTCTGCTCGGCAAGGTGAAGGGTTTCGACGTCATTGTGTCGGAGGATATTGCGCCGGATGAGGCGTATGCCCTGACCGGTGATTCGTTCGTGTTCCTGAATGCTGCCCCCGGTATCCCTGAGTCGGCTGTGGCTGGCGCGTCGATGCTGTCTCAGGATGGCATCGCAATGCGTTGGCTGCGTGATTACGACCCGCAGTATCAGGTGGAGCGTTCCACCGTTAACACTTGGTACGGCTACCAGCAGGTGCTGGACCCGGTTATTTACCTGAATGACCAGGGTCAGGAAACCGTGTCGGATGAGGAGTACAACATTCGCTCGGTGAAGCTCAAGCTTGATACTGTCGCGATTACGACGAAGTACTTCCCGGAGGGTTCGGATAAGGCGAAGGTCGCTAAGGGCCTTGGTTTGACCAAGACGCCGCCCGGCGTTACTTACCTGCCTGACCCGGCCTGACGGTCGAGGTGACGTGCGGGGGTGAGGGCATTGTTCCTTGCCCCCGCCATGCCTTGAAGGGGGTGTTTGCGTGAGTGAAGTTGAGGAAGCGTCCCCGCCCGTGTCGGAAGCTGAGGCTGTTCGGCGTCGGGAGATGCTGATTAGCGTTGCCGAGTTGGAGGCTCGCCTCAAGTATGCGTTGTCGCCTGACGAGAAGGATACGGCGGCGGCGGTGATTTGGGACGCGTCGAACTTGGCGAGGCTGCATGGCAGGCCGACGTGGATGGCGGACGCCGTGCCCCCGGTCGTTAAGACGATTGTTCGTAACGCGTGTGTGCGGTATATGGACTTGTCTGAGTCCGTGGTCCAGTCGAGGGCTGGCGACGAGACGGAGGCGTACACGGACCTCGCGCTACGCACTGGCACAGTGTTTTATACGCCGGATGAGGTGCGGACGTTGCGTCAGGCGGCGGGCCTGGATTCAACCTTGTCGGTTGTTCACACGTTCGTCCACTCCCCTACCGCCCCGGCGTCGAGGGATGTTGACCGTGGTTGGCATCGTTGCGACTGGTGGATGCCGGGTGCCCGCTTCAAGTGGAGCGAGGGGGACTTGTAGTGGCTGTTGGTAGGCACAGAGGATTGACGGGTGTCCTGTATGGGCGTAAGCGGGCGCGGGACGCCAGGGGGAACCTGGTGACTGTTCCCGACTTGGAGCGCCCGTATAAGTGTCGCATGTCGATGAAGCAGGTGAGGTCGAATCGTGGCGCGGCGAAGGGCCAGTTGACGAACGAGGTCGCGTTAATCATGGTGGAGCCTCGCACGGTTGACGGGGAACTGTTGACGGACGTCGGCGCGTGGACGCTGATCGAGTTCGACGGGAAGCAGTGGGATGCTGCTGCGCCGCCCGCGTTGAAGCGGGGTACTCGGCGCACGACTCACTGGGAGTTTGAGTGCAGGCCGCGCCCGCCGTCGAACTTGGCTGGGATTGGTGGTGGTGCGGTTGGCGACCATGCTCGTGAGTAAGGAGCGGTTGAATAAGATCGTCTCGCACATGCCGCAGGTGCGGCGTGAGGTGCGGGGGCAGACGAACAAGCGGGCGGCGATAGCTAAGGCTAAGCTCGCGGCCCACCGCTACCAGGGGCACGCCAAAATCGAGGCGTACGTCGCCTGGGTTGACGGCTACATCGTTCTCTCGGATGAGGATGGCTACGGTGCGGCGGCTGCTATCGAGTATGGGCGTCGCGGCGAGGTGAGGTCTAAGCCGGTGTTTGACGATGCGGGGCGGATTGTTGGCCGGAGGGTCGTGCATATTGGCCCGTCTCGCGGCGTGGGGGCGTTGGCTGCAGCTGCAGCTGGTGGCCGTGTTTGACGCGTCGAAGCTGGATTTCGGTAAGCATGTGACGGTTGAGGCGTTCCTGCCTGAGTGGTTGGAGGCGGACCTGCCTGACGGTGTGACGTGCAGGTCTCGCATCGAAGAGGGGGACGCCGTTCCGTACGTGATGGTTGTGGAGGTGCAGCCCACGACGGGAGGCCAGTTCATCCGGTCGGATGATCAGGTGGACGTGTTGGAGTTTGAGGTTCACACGTTCACATCCGGGCTGGACGCCGAGGACGTGGCGTGGCGGATCAGCTGGTCGATTATCAAGTTGTTGCGTGAGTATGCAACGCGGGGTAGGCGGGTTCCTGGCAGGGAGTCTTTCGTGAAGGCTTTCGAGTTGTTGGAGCGGCCTCGTCGTCGTGAGGACTGGGCGGACTCTACTGGCCCAGTCCAGTATCAGGATTTGCCAGTCGGCATGGAGCGTTTCGTGTTCCAGGCCCGACTGGTTGTGTTGCACCGATGATGGTGCGGAAGATGTGAGGTTGTTATGGCGATGGATGATAACAAGACTTTGATTGTGGCGACTGCCCAGATTTACACGGCGGCTGTCGGCACCAAGCCGCCGACGGTTACGGCGTATAAGACGAACAAGGCGACTGCCCTTACGGGGTGGACGAACATTGGTCACACGTCTCAGGAGAACCCGTTCAAGGCGGCGCGCTCTGGCGGCGACGTGACGACAAAGGGTTCGTTGCAGAAGAAGAAGCTGCGCACGTCCATCTCGGATGTGTCGTATTCGATTGAGATTTCTCTTGAGCAGTTCGACGCGGCGTCGATTAAGCGCTACCTCGGCGCGAACGCTGCGACCGTGGACGGCATCACGTACGCAAAAAGCAAGCCCACGGCAGAGCATTGCGCTCTGCTGATCGTCGTAGAGGACGAAGGGAATGTCTGCTTTATCCATGCGGGTAAGGCGGACCTGGTTGCGAATGGCGACTTCGACGTTAACTCGGTCGAGGACCTTGCGGCGTTGCCGGTCAAGTTCGAGATTCTTGAGGACGCGAACGGGAACACGCTCGGTATTGGCGAGGTCATGTCGTTGGCTGGCTGATTGAGCCTTAGGGGGTGGCCCGCGTGGGGCGGGTGCCAGGGTGGCCATACGGGTCGCCCCCTTTACTTTTCCTGGCATACCACTGTGGCACTTTTGGAGGATTGAATTATGTCTAGCATTGATTTTGAGCACATTGACCTTGATGCGCTGCGCGCCGAGGCGGACGGCAAGCACAAGAATCTGGTTGTGCAGGGCGTTGTGTTCCGTGGTCCGATGCGCCTGTCGAAGGATGAGCGCGCGGACTTTGTGCGTCTCCTGTCGGAGCGTCGTGAGGCTGAGGGCGAGGTGTCAGACGTTACCGAGTTTTATCGCGGCATTCTGACGCTTGTCGCTGAGGACAAGGACGCGGCTACCGGCCTACTGGATCAGGTCGGTGATGATGCGGCTGTGCTGGACACGCTTGTGTCGCTCTACTTTGAGCGCACCCAGGCGGGGGAAGCGTAGCCGTCGCAGGCTTGCTGGATAAAGCGGGGACGGGGTTGTACGTTGATTTTCGACTTCACTATGGGATTGACCTGGTTGAGGCAATTGAGAGCGGTACCCCGTCCCCGCGTTTTTTGCTTGCGCTGATTCGCGGGCTACCTGACGGCTGTTGGAGTCAGGCGTTGTTGGCTGAGATTCCTGAGTTGCGTGGGTGGACGCGGGAGATGTCCTTGTTGGCTGACGTGTTTGACAATATTTCGGTCAATACGGTGGCGACCGGTTTTGGGAAGTCTCGACGCCCGGCGTTGTGGCCGGGGCGTCCTGGTGCTAAGCAAACGTTTGCGGCGGAGAAGGTTTCTGTGAAGGGCGTGAGGCAGATGTTCGTTGACCTCGTTGCGGGGTGATCGGATGGTTTGCCTCGCCCCCTCGCGGGTGTTGTTGTTGAGGGGGGTTTATGGGCGCTGAGGCCGGGAATGTTGTTGCGCGTCTCGCGGTGAAGGTGACTCCGGATACGAAGGATTTCTGGGGCGACTTGTCGCGGCGTTTGGACGCGATTGAGAGGCGACTGCAGCCGCTAGAGGTCGGCGTTGAGCTGGACGAGAATGCGCTGCGCGAGCGCGTGAGGGTGATGTCTGAGCGGGCGCAGGCTGCAGTGAAGGACGTCCAGATGGGCGTCCATTTCGATGAGCGCGAGTTCTCGAAGATTAACGCGATGGCCGACAGGCTGGATGACGCGATGGAGCGCCAGTCCGGGGCACTGTCGAAGGTGTACGACGGTGACATGGATACGATTCGTCAGCATTGGTCGGCGGCATTGGATGCGATGAAGCGGGACGCGGCGAAGAAGTTGAAGTTTACGGGCCCACGCGGGGACGATGACACGTATTGGCGTGGTCATACGGAGTCGGCGTTCCGCGCGTGGTATGGGCGTCGTGGCGAGGCGATGCGTCGGGCGTTCCGCGATTTGGGGCCGGTTGAGTTTGAGATGCGGCCTGACGCTCAGTGGCAGGAGCGCGTGCGTGGCGTGCTGGATGGTTTCTTTGATAAGGAATACGTCGGCAAGGTTAAGTGGCGTGTTGATGAGGACTTGAATGATGTGGGCGCGTTGCGCCGGTTGCGTTCTCGCATGGAGCGCGAGTTCTCGCAGGGCTGGAAGTATGTGGTTGATCCTGACGTTGACGTGAAGTCTGGCCGTGTGGATGCGGCGTTGGACAAGCTGCGCCATGAGATGCGCGAGCGGGCGTTCGGCAAGCATGAGGCGTTCCATCTGGATATTAAGCCTCACATGAGTGACCATGAGCTGCGCGAGGCTGGGCGTAAGCTCAAGCACTTCAAGCGCAAGTGGGATGACACTGAGCTTGACTTTAAGATCGGGTTGGATCATTCGGCGCGTTATGTGGCGGCGGCCCGGTTGGCGATTTTGGCGCGCGACCGTTGGGTGAAGTTCCGTCCGGTGATTGATCACAAGGCGATGGTGATCGCCAGGGAGACGCTGGCCGCAATGTCGGGCTGGCGTCTGGCGTCGGACTTGACGCATAACGTGTGGGACTTGGTGAAGAATCTGGACAAGATGGTGCCGTTGATCGGCTCTGTTGGTGCCGGGTTCGCGGTTGCTGGGTCTGGCGTGACTCAGCTGTTGAAGCACACGTTCACGTTGGGCGGCGCGGTTGGTCACGTGTTGCAGGCTGCAGCATTGTTGGGGCCAACGCTAGCTATCTCTGCTGGGTTCATTGGTTACACGGCGGTGCAAGCGGCGAAGATCGCTAAGGAAATGGTTCCCGAGATTCAAGTCGCATTTAACAAGATGAATGACTCTATCCAGCACGGGTTCTGGGGCGCGGTGTCCAAGGACCAGATTGCTCGGATTACGGACTCGTTTTTCCCCGAGATGGCGTCTGGTTTTGACAGGTTGTCGAAGGCGATGGGCGGTCATTTCGGTAACCTGGTGGACTCGTTTGAGCGAGTGTTGAAGCCTCACATTGCCGAGATGTTTGAGCACTCGGCGGCTGGTATTGACGTGTTGGGCAAGCACACTGATTCGCTGATGGCGATTCTGAGTGTTCTCGGCAAGCACGGGTCCAAGACGATGGAACGTTTCTTGGGGTGGCTCGGTCAGGCGACGGACAAGTATGCAGACTGGCTTGTGAAGGCCGAACAGTCCGGGCACTTGCAGGAGATTATTGATCGCGGCATTGATACGTTGAAGGATTTTGGTCGCGCCGTGTTGAATGCGGGCGGCATCTTGAAGGGATTCTTTAAGGCTGCTGAGGCTGAGGGCGGCGTGTCGATGGAGCGATTTGCGGATGGGCTTGCCGCTGTGAATACGGTTGTGAATGGTGCGGGTTTTCAGAAGGGCTTGAAGAAGTTTTTCTGGGGCATGACGCAGGCGTGGACGTCGTTTAAGGCTGAGACGAAGGGCGTGTGGGCTGACTTTGGTACGTCGTGGGCGGACTTGGCTGCTGAGGCTGGCGATGCGATGGGTCGCGTGGGTGGCAAGTTCACGAAGGCATTGTTGACGTCGTTTAGTGGCCGGGACTTCAATAAGGGGTTCCGCCAGTTTTTCGATGGCTTGGCTGATGGCTTGTCTCGCATTGAGGGCGTGTGGCCGAAGGTCTCGCAGGGGCTGGGTTCTCTCCTGTCGTTTATGGGGTCGCTCGGCAAGGGCTTGTCGCCGGTGATTGGTTCAACGTTGGAGGCGTTGGCGAATGCGGCGCAGAAGCTTGGCCCGGCACTGTCGAGGGCTGTGGAGCATGGCGGCCCGGCGTTGGGTAGGGCTATTGAGACTTGGGGTAAGGTGGCGACGCCGGTTGCTGAGGCGTTGGCGAAGCTGCTTGAGGTGTTGGTTCGTATTCCTGGCGCGGTTGAGGCTGTGGCTACAGGGTTCATGGCGTTCCGTGGTATCTCGTCTGCGGTGTCTCTGTTTGGCGCGTTGCGTGGTGCCGTGTCTGGCTTGCGTGAGGACTTGGTGTCAGCTAAGGACGCGATGGTCAGGCTCGCTGCGGCTGATGGTGGTGCTGCTGCGGCGGCGGCGGGTGGCGCGGCTGGCCGTTTTAGTGGTGTGGCCGCTAAAGCGTCGGGCGCAATGCGCGGTTTGGCGTCGAAGGCTGCAGGTGTTGCGTCGTTTATGGCCGGGCCATGGGGTGTAGCTATCGCGGCTGGCACGACGGCGCTGAGTGCGTTGGTGTCCGCTGGGAATGCGGCGTCGGATGCCCTTGGGCGTGATTTGGCGGACGCGTTGGCGAAGTCTGCTGATGGCGTTGATGGCGCGGCGGATAAGGTGACGCGGGCTGTGTCGAAGATGACGTCTAGCGTGTCGTCGGGTATTGGCGCTACTGTTGGCGGGAACCTGGATGCGGCGATGCGTAAGTATCGCGATAATGCTCGTTGGCAGAACTGGATCGCTAATGGGTCGAAGGGTCTCACGGGTATTTCGGCTATGCCATTTTTGGGCGGTAACGCGACGCCGCTGGACTATAAGTCTAGTGGCGCGGCGGTGAATCTGGCTGATGCGTTTGAGCGTATCGGCGACGTCGCTAAGTCCGGGAACATCTCTGGCGCGGTGCAGGCGTTGGCGCAGTTGCGTAGTGAGATGTTGCATAATGGCGCATCTACGGAATCTTGGGATAAGACTCTTGATTCGGCTTTGGAGTCGGTCGATGGGTTGAAGGATGGCGTATCGCAGTATGCTGCCTCGTTGGGTTATGCGACGGATGCGCAGTCGCTACATCGTTTTGTTGCTGAGCAGACGGACGCGGTTTGGCAGAAGATGCAGGCTGATCAGGAGCGGTTGGCTCAGAATGCTCGCTTGTTTGGGCAGGCTTTGGATAGTCAGTTCGATAAGTGGGGGCTTGGTGCTGCGAAGGCTGAGGGTTTGCATGCTGCGATGGAGCGTGTGGGCCGGTCGATGATTGACGTCGGTGCGGCGGCCAGGGACGCTAATGGTGAGGTCGTTGATTCTGTGGAGACGGTGTTGGCGAACTTGCAGGCGCAGGTGGACGCGCAGGCTCAGGTTGCACAGAACATGCTGGACTTGGCGCAGGCTGGTTTTAACACGCAGGTGTTGGAGCAGTTGGCGCAGTTGCCTCAGGGTGTGCAGTATTTGCAGCAGTTGAAGGATGCGTTGGCGGATACATCCGAGGCTGGCAAGGCTAAGCTGCAGGAGCTGATTGATGCGACAAACCGTGTCGGCCCGGCGTTGTCGGGCATGGCGTGGGATGCGTCTGCGTCATTGAAGGCGTTCCATGATGCCGTGGTTGGAGCGTTTGATCAGACGAAGGGCGACGTCGTTGCGGCTCTGGACTCCCTTGGTGTTGACGCGTCGGTGAAGGCTGCGGTGGCTGGCGCTAAGACGGCTGATGAGCTTGTGAAGGCTCTGTCGGATGCGGGCGTGCAGATTACTAAGACAGCTGATGGTTGGGCGTTGTCGTTGAATGGTAAGACGGCCTCGTTTAATGCGGCTGGTCAGGCGGCTGGTCAGGCGTACGCGAATGGTTTCAAGAATGGCTTGCCGCCGTCCCCGATTGATCCGAATAAGGTAACGCAGACGTCGTGGTGGTGGAATCAGCAGGGCTTTGAGCATGGGGCATCGTATGGTCAGGGCGTTAAGCAGGGGGTTCAGCAGGGCGCGTCTGGCGCGCCGTCGTTTGATTTGAGTAGCCAGTTGTGGGGTGGCGGCATTGATCCGAGCCAGTTGGGTATTCAGCATGGTACTGGGTTCATGTCGGGTTTCTTGTCTGGCATGCAGTCGGTTGACGCGTCTGGCGCGTTGATGGCCGAGTGGGGGTCGCATGGTCCCGCGTTTTTCGGGTTCGGTTCGGATGACGGCGGACAGTATGTGGCTGGTGTCCAGTCTCAGTCTGGTGCGGCGGCGGCGGCTGGCGCGCAGGTTGGTTGGGCTGCTCGTTCGGGTGCGGCTGGCGCTGATTTGCCGGGGCATGGGTCTGCGGCTGGCGCGGGTTACGCGTCAAGTGTGGGGGCTAGTAGTGGCGCGGCGTATGGTGCTGGCGCGGCGTTGGCTAACTCGGCGGTGTCTGGCGCGTCGTCGGCTGGCCCGCGTTTGGCTAGCCTTGGTGCTGCGGCGGGTGATGCGTTCGCTCAGGCCGTGAGGTCGAGGGTTGCTTCTGCTGTTGCTGCGGCGTCGGCTATGGCGCAGGCTGCGGTGGCTGCGGCTCGTGGCGCGTTGGACGTCAACAGCCCGTCGAAGGTGTTCCGGGAAATCGGTGACGCGGTGCCTGAGGGTTTTGCTCAGGGCATTGACAGGTCGTCCGGCTTGTCTACGGGGGCGTCGCAGGCGATGGCGATGTCTACTGTTGATGCGGCTCGTGGCGTGTTGGATATTAACAGCCCGTCGAAGGTGTTCCGTCGTTTGGGCGGGTATGTGCCTGAGGGGTTTGCTGAGGGTATTCGCGGGTCGGCTGGCTTGGCTGCGCGCGAGGTTGAGGCGATGGCTGATCGTGTGATTGAGGCTGGGTCTGGCGTGCGGATGCGCGTGTTTGATGGTGGCCGTTTGGATGTGTCGTCTGATTCTCGGTTGACGGTGCGGGTTGATCCTGATTCGTTGCGTGGCGCGCGTTTCGGCCTGAGGTTGTCTGACGAGACGGAGCTGGAAACGTTCGTCAGTGACGTTGCTGATGGGCGTGTCATTGAGTATGCGCGTATGGGCGCGTAGTGGCCCTTGTTAGGGTCGGCGGCTACTCCCCTACCGGCGTGGTCTGGTTGGGGCGTGGCCGCCTTCCTGGGGGCCTTGGTGGAGGTGTTTTGAGCATGGTTCAGAGGCAGGCGTTCAGTGGTTTCATTCACCGCGTGACGGGGTTGCCGACGTTCGTGGTTGATGTGGGTGGCGTGTTGAAGGCGGACGGCAAGCGGGTGTGTGTGGTGACGCAGCGGTGGAAGGATTCGTTTTTTGACCCGTGGGTGTTTTCTTACGTGCTGGCCCCGGTGGGCGAGGCTGTCAGTTACACGCTTGAGGGGGATGACGGGCACACGTATGGTCCGGTGTGGTTGACGCGGACGGCGAATGGTTGCCCGGATGGTGGCGCGATGGTTGCAACCCAGTCTGGGCGGGGGGTGTTCGTGGACTTGTATGAGGACACGGGCGACCCGCTGCAGTGGGAGAATCAAGTGAATGAGTTCGAGAACGGCGTGGTCCGGTTTAAGCGGGGCACGTTGTCAGGGTCTTCTCGGTTTGTGGTGGATACGCCGGAGCGTGTGCGTGATGTGCGCGCCGTGTTGGAAGCGCCGGGGCTGACGTTGATCTCGCTCGGGCAACCGGCGAAGGGCGTGGAGGGCGTGAGGTGCGTCCTGGTTAAGTCGGCCAGGTATGACCGACTGTCTCCTGAGGGGGATCGTCAGATTGACGTCGAGTGGGTTGCGAAACCATTCATTGGACCTGCGGGCGAGGGCGGCCTGGATGGTGCGGTTGTCCCCGGCGTGACGTGGGGTGATGCTATCGCTCAGGGCCGCAAGTGGGGGAACTGGACCGTGCTGGACGTGATGAAGGGCGTGGGGTATATACCGTGAGAAGTCCTGAGGGTCTTGATGTTGAGGTGTTGACGAGGCCGTGTCGCGTGTGGAGCACGGTGACGTCACGCAGGGGGGCGACGGTGTTGGCCGCTGACGTGGAAGTCCAGTCGGGCCAGTTGGAAGTGTCGTCGGGGCAGACGACGCAGGAGCGCTTGTCGTTCACGTTGTCTCCTGATTGGACGCCGGTTAATGAGTGGAGTCCGTTCGCCCCGTACGGCCAGGTGGTTCGCTTGATGGTGCATGTGGAGCCGGATGGTGGCGAGTCGTTCACGGTGGACAGGGGGTCTTTCCTGTTGCATGAGGTGACGTGGGATGCGGGCGATGAGACGGCGGTGAAGGTGACCGCGTATTCACTGTTGCAGCGTCTCGTGGATGATGATTTCCCGTTCCCGACGTCGCCGGACGGGTCGTCGTTGCGCAGGGAGGTTGAGCGGTTGTGCGCCCCGCACCTGGTTCCCTCCCTTGACTGTGGAGAACGTACACTTCCTGGCGGCTTGTCCTGGGGCAACCGCCGCGTGGAGGCGCTGGGGAAACTAGCTGACATGTTTGACTTGCGATTCTATGTCGGCGCGGATGACATGTTGCATTTGGTGGACGCTCACAATGTTCGCGTGGTGGCCTCGTATTCGGGCGAGGATTTGTTGTTGTCGGAGGCCAGGAAGGCGTCGCACGCGGTGCCGAACAGGTGGACGGCTGTCGCGGATAAGACGGGTGGCGGCAAGTCGCACGGTGGTGAACGTTATTCGCACACGGTTGAGGTGAATGCGGGGCCTCGCACGGTGAGCCTGTATGGGGTTGTACATAAGGTGTTGCAGGTTCAGGACGGCTCTCAGGACGCGGTTGTGGCGGCTGCTGACAGGGCGATGCGTGAAGCGACTAGCGGCGCTGACCAGCATAGTTTCAAGATCGTCCCTGATTACCGTTTGGACTTGGGTGACGTGGTGACGGTGACCCCTGAGAGTGGGGAGCCGGTGACGGGGCCGGTGACCGGCATGGTGATGAGTCTTGCCGGGGACGCTGCTGCGATGCGTGTTGATGTGAAGAATCGGGTGGTGTTGTGAGTGGTGTGAAGAAGTCGTTTTGGTTGGATGCTCCGGCTCGTGGGGGTGTGGAGTCTGGTTCGATGCCTGGCACTGTTGTGGGTGCTGGCGAGAATGGGACGGTCAGGGTTGCTGTGGGCGGCGAGGGGAATGTGGTGAATGTGCCGTCTGGTGGCGGCGTGTTTGCGCATGGTTCCGAGGTGCGTGTGCAGGTTGACGCGTCGGGCGCGCCGACTGGCTTGTTGGATGCTGGCCCCGCTGTGACTGAGGGTGGCTTGGTGTATGCGGGTGCTGAGGGGCGCAGGGTGCGTGAGGTGGCTAATACGGCGCAGGTTGCGCACGATCAGGCTACGCGTGCGATGCGCGAGTTGGAGGAAGCTCGCGGGCAGACGGCGCAGGATTTGCAGTCGTTGCGTTCGACGTTACAGACGTCGCAGGCGGACGTACATCGCGCCCGGTTGATGTTCTCGTCGTCGGAGAAGGACCCGAAGTCGTACTTCCGCGATATTGGCGTTGAGCCGCCGTTGAATGCTGTGTATGAGCAGCGGGGGGCGGACGGGCTGGTCGAGTATAGGTTCCGGTGGGATGGCCGGGATTGGGTGCAGTTCGCGTTGTCGTCATCGAGTGTTCATGTGGAGTCGGATTTGTGGACTCGCGTGTTGCAGGTTGCGGGGGACGGGACGATCACTGGCAACCTGATTGCGGGCGGGTCGGTGACGGCGGATAAGGTTGTTGCGTCGAAGGAATTGTCTGCGAAGGTTGCGAAGTTTGATGAGTCTGTGGTGTCGAAATTGCGGGCTGAGAAGGCTGTGATTACGGGTGACCTAATTGCGGATAAGCTGGTTGGTAAGAGTATTGAGGGCGGGCGTCTCACGGTAAACACGTCAAACGCTGTTGGGGAGCATCGCCTGTCGTTGGAACCCTCATCTAATACTGCTGACCCACTGATTGTTTTTAGCTCGAAGGCTAAGGGTGATGAGTGGCGCGACAAGGTTGTGATGGGCGTTAACGGCATGAATGTGTTTGCAGGGCTTCCAGGTGAGAGGCCGACGTTTATGTCGTGGTTGGATATGGGGGCGGCCCCGTATTACAGGTATGCGTCCGGGCAGGTGAATATTGCGCTCAAGCGGACGTTGGAGAAAGTTGCGTTGAGGGCTGACACGTCTGCGCGCGGTAAGCAGGTGCGTGTTGTTGGCGGGAATAGTTTGATTGTTCCTCGCGCGGGCCGGTATAGGGTGACTGGCTGGGCGTGTGCGGCTGTTCACGCGTGGGATACGGTGGTTGAGGTGGCGTTGTTGCGTGGTAATGCTATTGATGCCGCGTGGGGTGATTTGTATTCGTATGCGACTGCGCCGGATACGCGTTATGCTACGCCATCTTTTTCTGGCCTGGTTGATTTCCAGAATGGTGAGCGTATTGCGCTTGGTGTTAATTCGACGGCTGCGGCCGAGTTGAACGATTATCGTTTGGAGTTGGAGTTTATTACGCCGCTGTGACGGTGGCGGTGAGGGGGTTTGTTGTGCCTGAGAATAGTGTTAAGGGCGTTAAGTTGCCGCGTATTGATGAGCCGTTGTTGCCTGGTCTGCGGACAGCTTTTGACAGCGCGGGCCTGATTCAGGTGGCGACGTCGGTTGCGGCGGCTAAGGGTGCTGTGGATGACATGGTGAAGCATGGGGCTGCGCCGACTGTTTCTAATCCGGCTTACATGGATATTGGTTCGCAGTTGTATAAGGTTGATGGTAGTAAGGCTGGGGATGGTTCGTGGTTGTTGAAGGCCATGAATGAGGCTGAGATGGACTATCAGGTGTACAACGCGTCTGCTGTGTCGTATCCGGTTGGCGGCGGACAGTATTACAAGTATTACGGTGCGAATCTTCCGGTGCGTCCGTATAAGCGCGCGGTGTTGTCGTTTGTGACTGGCTGGGCTGCTGTTACGGGCGAGGTTGATATGTATTTGTGGATTAAATCGTCGGGTACGGTGAGGTCGTCTTTTAATCCTGATAGTTCGGATAATCAGTCGAATGTGCTGGTTAATTTTGGGACGATTGAAGCGAATGAGGCTCCGCAGATTGAGTGGGGTATTTATGGGCGCGGGTCTAATGGCGGGTCTGCGCGGTTTACTCATGACGGGTCGTATAACCGTTTTATGACGGTGGCGTTCCCGTTGTCGATGTGATGTGGTGAGGGGGTTTTGTGAGGGCGTCGGATGTTGAGTTGACTGTGTTGTCTGCGGTTGAGCTTGATGCGTTGTATCAGCGAGTGTTGGGCGAGTTTGCTCGTCGTGATGCGTTGAGGTTGGCACAGGAGGCGGCTGTGAAGGCGGCGCAGGATTATGCTGCGGCGGTGCAGGATGAACCCGCTAAGGATGTGGGTAAGTTGGATGCTGCGGCGACGATTGGTCCTGGTGAGCGCATTCTTGTTGATGGTGTGATGTGGAAGAATGTGGGTGTCCAGTGGTTGTCGCCGTTTACGCAGGGGCCGAAGGATTTTTGGCGCGGCTGGATGAAGTGTGATTCTGACGGCAAGGTTATTGTTGGCGAGCATAAGCCGTGGGCGGCTGGCATGCATGTGTCTGAGGGGGATCAGTGTCAGCATGTGGGGCGCGTGTGGCGTTGTTTGAGTGAGCATGATTCGACGGTGGAGCTTGCGCCGGATAAGGCCCCGGCGTTGTGGCAGGCGATTGACTGATTGAGTGTGAAGGGATTGTTATGGATTACGTTAACTTGAGTGCGGACTACGATATTTGGTCGGATAATTGCACGTCTGGGCGTGGCGGCTACGCGTTGGATCGTGTGGTGTTGCATCATAATGCGGGCGTGAGGTTGAGTCATTCTGCGGTGAATGGCGCGTTTGTGTCAAATGGGACGTCAGCGCATTACAATGTGGATGCTGACGGGTCTGTGTGTCAGTATGTGCATGATTGGGATACGGCTTATCATGCGGGGGATTGGGCGACTAATTGTCGCTCAATTGGCATTGAGCACGCGAATATTGGTGGCCCGTCTACTGGTTGGGCTATTTCGGATGAGACGGTTGAGGCTGGCGCGCATTTGACGGCGGCTATTTGCGCGTCGTACGGGCTGGGTATTCCTGAATGGCGTGTGAACGTGTTCCCTCATTCGGATTTCTTTAGTACGGCTTGTCCTGCGGCGTTGCGTGATGAGCTGGCGGACCAGTATATTTCTCGCGCCCAATATTGGTATGACCACTTGGGTGAGAGCGAGGGCCCTGGCTGGGTGAAGGAAGGTAACGGCTGGTGGTACCGCAAGTCGGACGGCGGCTGGGAGACGGGCTGGTTCCAGGTGAATGGCGACTGGTTCCTGGCGGATGAGAAGGGCTGGCTCAAGTCTGGCTGGGTGATCGAGAACGGCACCTGGTATTACCTGCATCCCACGCATGACACTCGTTTTGGTGTGATGGAGACTGGCTGGGTCAAGGATGGTGAGAGCTGGTTCTATCTTGGCGATGACGGCAAGATGTGCACCGGCTGGACCCTGGTGAAGGACAAGTGGTATTACCTTGAGCCTAACGGCGTGATGCGTACTGGGTGGCTGTCGGAGGGCGGCCACCATTACTTTATGGACGATCAAGGGGCGATGTGTACGGGCGTTGTTCGCACTCGCCTTGATGGTGCTTGTAGCGTGTTTGATGATCAGGGACACCTGGTTGTTGGGCGCGTGGTATTGGAGCAGGACGCGCAGGGTGTTTTGCAGGTTGTGAAGGAGGTAGCGTGATGAATGGTTTGTCATCGCAGACGGTGTTTCCGTGGCGTACGGTGGCGCGTACGGTGTTTCAGGTTGCGGTTGCGTTGGCGGCGTTGTTGCCGTTGGTGTTTGCGCAGGCTGGCGTGTCGGCGGCTGAGGCGTCGGGTTGGGCTGCTGTGGTGCTGGGCGTGTGTGCGACGGTCACTAGGGTGATGGCGATGCCTGAGGTTGAGGCGTTTTTGCGCGTGTGGGTCCCGTGGTTGGCGGCTCATGGCCCGGAGGTTGATGCTGGGGAGGGCTGATGGTGATCGAGTTTCTTGCGCAGCCTGCGTTGTGGGCGGCGTTGGGTGGTCTTGGCGGTGTTTTGGTCACGTTGGTGACTAAGCGTGCGGATCATAACCTTGATGCCTTGAAGGTTCTCGTGGACAGGCTTGAGCATGAGGTTGATGGTCTGTCGCAGCGTGTCGCGTCGCTTGAGGTGGAGCGTGACGCGTTGGGTCGCCGGTTGCGGGCGACGTTGGATTGGGCGCATAAGGTGTGGCGTTGGGGTCACGCTTTGATGGAGTTGCTTCCTGATGGGGTGGATGTGCCTCCTGTGCCTGAGGTTCCGCACGCGTTGGAGGACGAGTTCTAGGGGCTGGTTCTCCTGGGGGGCGTGGCTGGGTTGGCCGGCTGCGCCCCCTTGTTGTGTGTGTTGTTTGTTTTTTGGAGTGTGATGTGTTGTGGCGGCAAGGTTGAGTGAGCTACACGGGGCTGCAGGGGGGCCTGTGGGGCGTGTGGAGCGGCGTTCGTGCAAGGTGGGGGCGTTTATCCGTTCTCTGGATTCGGAGGATGCTGAGTGGCTTTCTGGGGCGTTGGATGATCCTAGCGAGTCGTCGGCTGGTTTGCGTCGGACGTTGCGTGCGGCTGGTTTTGAGGTAGCTCGGTCGAGTTTGTCGGCGCATCGCAGGGGGGAGTGTTGCTGTTATGGGATTTCTTAGAGATATGCATGAGCGTGTGAATGCGCCGGTTGCAGCTGAGGGCGCGAGGGTTGATGCGGGTAATGGTGCTCGCATTTTGACGTTGGATATTGAATGCAGTCCGACTGTGGCGCACGTGTGGGGCTTGTGGGATCAGAACGTGGGTTTGCCTCAGATCGTTGAGGATGGCCGGATGATTTGTTTTGCGGCTAAGTGGTATGGGGACAGTCAGACTCTGTTTTTCTCGGATGAGAAGGATGGGCACGAGGCGATGGTTGAGGCAGCGTGGAGGCTGCTGGATGAGTGTGACGTCCTGGTGTCGTTTAATGGCGTGAAGTATGACGTGAAGCATTTGAACCGTGAGTTTGTGTTGGCTGGTTTGGGTAAGCCTCGCCCGTACAGGAATGTTGACCTGTTGCCGGTGGTGCGCCGGGAGTTTAAGTTCCCGTCGAACAAGCTGGATTACGTGGCGTCTCGCCTGGGCTTGGGGCATAAGGTTGCACACGAGGGGCACGCGCTATGGGTTGCCTGCATGGAGGGTGACCGGGATGCGTGGCAGCGGATGGAGACGTATAACCGTGGCGACGTCGAGTTGACCGAGGCCCTGTTCGACAGGTTGCGTCCGTGGTTGTCGTCGGCTGTCCACCTGGGCGTGTGGACTGAGGGCGAGGGGTTGTCGTGTCCGTCGTGTGGCGGTACCGAGTATGTGTCGTGCGGTGAGGCGGTGACTGCTGTGAGTGTGTTTGAGTGTTTCCGTTGTTCGTCGTGTGGTGGCGTGTTTCGTGGGTCGCGTGCTGTGCGGCGCGTGTTGTCTCGCCGGGTGGCGTGATTCTAACGCGCGGTAGGTTGGCGGGGGTGTAACCGTTTTTGGTTGTGCTCCCGCCGTTTTCTGCATGTTATGCCTATCGTGTGGCAGGGGTTGTGATGGGGTTGGGTTTTGCGTTAGGCTTGCAGTGTGGTAACGTTTGGCGTGCGACAGTAATTACCAATACCCATGGAGAGTGATGCAAGATGTCGCGGCGGACTAAGATCGTTGACGAGGATGAGGCTCGTCGTCTACTAGTCGATGAGGGATGGACGTATCCTCAGATGGTGGACCTGTACCGTGAGAAGTACGGGGTTGAAACGTCTATTAGTATGTGGAGTCGTTTTGTTAGGCGTGTGGGTGATCGTCGCGCGCCTGAGCGCTTCCCGCTTGCTACGCCGTGGGTGATGCGGGCGAAGGATCCTCAGAATGGGCATTATCGTACTGGCCTGCGGGCGCTGGCTGCGATTGAGCAGGGGAAGCCTGTGTCGGATGAGGGGCGCAAGATTGCGATTCGTCTGCGTCGTGCGCTTGGGGCGGACAAGGTTGTTGATTATGACGGGGATGCTGATGCGATGGTGTTTGTCCCTCGTCGTCCTGGGGTGGATAAGTGGTGGATTCGTGACCCGTTCCTAGATGATGCGGGTAATCCTGTGGCGGATTTTTCTCGCGTGAGTGCGGCGGCTGTGGGCGCGTATTTCGGCTTGTAGATGTTGGTTTGACTGTCTTTGCGGGGGTCGTGGCGTAGGTCACGGCCCCCGTTTTTGCGTGTTCGAGTTGCGCCAGGTGTCGGGCTTGCGTTATGCTTGCGTTTGTTCGACCGATCCGAGTCGGACACTTTCAACACACTTTCTACTGGAAGGGAGAAGGCTCGCATGGACGAGAAGCGGACCATTCGCAGGCTGTCGTATTCCAGCGCCGCACAGTACAGTGATTGTGCGGAGCGTTGGCGGTTGTCTCGCGTGTACGGTCTGGACAAGGCAACGTACTGGGTGACGTTGATGGGCACGGCGGTGCATGAGGTCACGGAGGCGCGTGACCTTGGCGAGGTTAGCCTCGCCACGGATAAGCATGCGCCGCTGCTGGACGAGGATGTGGCGAAGGCGTTCACGTTCGCGTTCGACCGGGAGAAGGCTCGCCGCTTGGAGGCGGGCACGACGATCAATGCGTCCGGTCGCGTTCTCAAGACGGGCCTCGGTAAGGGCGGTGGCCCGAACAAGAAGGACGAAGAGTGGGCGCGTCATTACGGGCCGATTATGGTTCAGAATTGGCTGGACTGGCGGAAGGCGAACAACTACAAGATTGCCCTGTTCGACAGTGCGGACGGCAAGATAGTCCCCGGTATCGAATTGAAGGTGTCGCACCCGTTGGGTGGTTACCCGTATGTCGGCTACATTGACCGGATTCTCGTTGATGGGAATGGTGAGCTGCTTGTGGTGGACCTTAAGACGGGGAATCCGCCGCAGTCTACGACGCAGTTGAAGGCGTATGCGGCGCAGTTGCGCGCGGCTGGCGTGCCGGTTGTGAAGGCCGCGTACTGGATGGGCATGGATGGCGACGTGCTGGATTGGGTGCCGATGACTACGCGGAATGATGCTTACGTGGAGACGTGGCTGAATAATGTGGGGCGCGGTTTGGAGGCGGGCGTGTTTCCTGCGTCGCCGGGCATGATGTGTAAGGCGTGCCCCGTGCGTGAGTACTGTGCTGCTACTGGCGGTGAGCGTGCGGGTGAGATTCCGCCGATTACTGGCCCTGTGGAGTTTTTGGAGGTGGCATAAATGGCGGTTCCTGAGCAGTCCCCATGGCGGGATGATGTGGGTCGCGCTACGGCTTTGGCTGTTGATACTCCGGCTGAGGTGACGGTGACGATGAAGGCTGGGGGCGGGTATGACGCGCCGTGGATGGTTTTCCGAGGCTCGGTGGCGTCGGTTGAGCGCGCCCTGGAGGATGCGTTCGGCTGGCAGAATTGGGACCACGAGAAGGTGCCTATGTCGGATGCGGTTCTGTCTCTGGCGAAGGCCCTGAATGGTAAGTGGAACGTCGTGGACCAGCTGGCCGCAAGGGTGATTGTGGATGATGTTCCGGTGGACCTGGGCTTGCATGAGGGCGACGCGGATCGTCCGAAGGCCCCCACGACGGACCCGCTGAGCGCGCTCTCAGACAATGAGAAGAATATCTACAACCTGGTTGCTGACGCGCAGGATGTGCCGACGTTGCAGGAGCTGTGGCGTCGCTACGGTACGGCGATGAATAATCAGCCGGTTCTGGTGGAGGCGTGGAAGGCTCGCGGTCGTGAGCTTGCGGCCTCTGCGAAGAAGAAGGGGGCGTGACGGACGGTGGCTTACGATGAGCTGACTGAACACTGGTCCACGCTTCCGGTGGAGTTCCCCATGAGCGTGGAGGAACTATACGACCTTGCTATGGCGTTGCCGGATGGTAGTGAGGTGATGGTCGAGGCGGACGCGTGGCGGCGCGTCCAGTTGAAGGCCCGCATGAATCCTCGCGGCTAGTCTGCGAGGCTGTTACAGGCGTTTCTAACACGGTTAGTTGCGCTGATCCTGGCCCCCATTGTGGGGTCACACAGAACAAGACAACAAGAAAACATGAGCACCCCCCATCGCGGGGTGAGAACTAGGAGAACACGTTATGCAGCGTGTCGTCAAGATGCCGAATACCTCGTCCTACTTCCGCACCAAGGACGTTGAAAACGCGAGGGCTATCCTCGTCGTCCCTCACAAGGTTGAGTTTGACGTGCCCACAAACTTCCAGGGCAAGGAAGGCATTCGCCACGAGGTTGAGATGGATGCGTGGGTGTTCCACACGCAGGCCGACGTCGAGAACGGTACGCCCGAGGAAATGCTCGGCGTGATTTGGGGTGCGAACAAGGGTATCGCCCGCGCACTGAACGGCCAGATCGGCAACCTCGTCGGACCGTTCCGCATCGTGAAGGAAAGCAATAACGGCAAGTCGTTCTGGACGACCGTTGACCTGGGCGAGGGCGAGCCTGCGTGGAAGCCGGTGAACGACTTCGCGGACGCCCTGTGTGCAAAGATGAGTGCCACCCCTGACGCGCCGTCGTTTAATGACGAACCCCTGATGCCGGACTTCGGGGCCTGACCTAGCCTGTGGGACTGAATGTATTCCAGTCCCTCCGTAAGGGCGTTTCCGACCAGCAACCACTCCCCCACGTTCCTGCTTTCAAGGACTTGTATGAGGCGGGCGTGACCCCAAGGCAGGGGCAGGTGGTGATGGTTGCTGGCCGGTCGGGCTCGCAGAAATCAGGGTTTGCCCTGTATTGGGTTGCGAGCATGGGGCTGCCGACATTGTATTTTTCGGCGGATATGGCCCCCTTTACGGCGGGCGTACGGCTAGCAAGTATCGCTACTGGCATGTCGTCTAAGGAAGTCGAAGCCATGATGGGCACAACGAACGGTAGGGCACAGATCGAACAAGCAGCAGCATCGTTGCCCATCGAACTGTCGTTTGGCTCCCCGATCACCTGGGAGCAGGTGGAGGATGAGCTTAACGCTTACGTAATGCTCCACAACGCGTTCCCTAAAGTCGTGGTGTTCGATAACTTGATGGACTTTGCTGGGTGCGAGTCGGATTACGAAGCGCAAATGGGAGTCATGCAGGACGTGATTGCGTTTGCGCGTACTACGGGGGCGACGGTGATCGTGTTGCACCATGCGTCGGATAAGACGCTGGATGCGAAGTCGAATCCTTGGAAGCCCCCATCGAGGGACCAGATCAAGAATGGCCTGTCAGAGAAGCCTGAGCTGACTCTGACAGTCGCACTGGACCCAATCAACAAAGAGTTCTATGTCGCGTGCGTGAAACAACGTGACGGGTTTTGTGACCCGTCCGCTTCATGGTATGTCGGCTTGGCGTGTGACCCGTCGCGGACCTGGTTTGGGGCGCGCGGGTGACACGATGGAAGGAAGTGTGAGTCTGTGATGATTCATTGGCTGCTGGTGATTCTTGCGAGTCTAGCGGGTCTTGTTGTACTGCCTTTTCTGTTCATTTTCCTTGATGTGGTAATGGCCTGGTGGGAGAACCTGTTTGATCGCCTAGAGGCAGCTGCGGAAAGATTCTGCCAGAAACGCGGCTGGTTTTAATTGGAAGGGAAGAAAATGAGTGTGATCGAAACATGCATCGCAGCGTGCGTCGTCTGCAATATCGCAACAATGCTTGTTCTCGTATGGGTACAAGCGCAAGTGCGAGACGTGCGTAAAGCGTGGTCCAAGACGGAACTGTCTGCCCTTGATTACGGGCTGCGACTGACTGTCGTTGAGAAGCGCCTGCGAGAAATGCAGGCCGGTGTGCGTGAACTGTCTCGCACAGTCGGCATGATTGACCGCGACGTGCAGGAGCTGAACGACGGGAAGTATCCGGGTAGCGATGACGACCATGAGGCGCGTTGCCTCGGCTGCTCTGCGTGCATGAGGGGGGACTGCAGCTGATGCCAGTATCAACAATGATCCTCATCGCAGAGTACGCGATTATCGGCCTGATCGTCGGCTGGATGGGCCGAGGACTCTGGGACGAATGGAAGTGGGGCAATCAGTGACGAACCGTAACAAGGCTAAGGGGACTGCCTGGGAAACCGACGTCCGCAAGTACCTGCGCGAACAGGGACTTGACGTCGAACCCCTCAGACAACTCGGCACGGTAGACGAGGGTGATCTGGTTGTGCGCACCCCGAACACTGACGCCCGCATGGTGCTAGAAGCGAAAAACCGGGGGCAGGTGAGCCTCCCCCAATTCCTGCGCGAGGCGGCGGATGAGTCCGCACTGTACGCCTATAACCGGGGCATCCCCCAGGCTGACGCGTTCGGCGTAGCCATCGTGAAGGCACGTCAGAGGCCGACCGGGCAAGCCTATGCGGTCCTCACGTTGGAGGATTTCGCGCGCCTCATGAAGCGCCTCTAAGGGGCGCAACACACAGAACCAGATCAACACACAAACGGGGGTGTCCACATGAGTGAATGGAACACGAGGACAGGCGATGGCGGTCGCCTCAAAGCCGTGCTGGACCACTTCAATGTGGACGCCCCCCACGGTTCAAGAAAGATCGTCTGCCCGTTCCACGGGGACGTTAACGCCTCCCTCAGCATCGACTGGGGCAAGGGCCTATGGCACTGTTTCGGCTGCGGGCGTGGCGGGGATTGGCTTTCTTGGATCATGGAGGAAACAGGAGGGTCTTTCAAAGATGCCAAACGTTATGCAGCCGCTACCGGACTCGATGGTGGCGGAACTAGCGGCGAGGGCCGCGCACTACCAGCAGCAGGCCGATGGGGCCAGAACGTACCTGCAAGGCCGGGGTCTCAGCGTCGCAACATGCGAAGCCGCGCGACTCGGCTACGCTGGTGACCCGTATCCAGGTGACGAACAATACCAGGGGTGCCTCGTTATCCCCCACGTGAACCTGGATGGGGTAACGACGGGGATCAGGTTCCGACGCTTGGATGGCGGGAAACCAAAGTACACGAGCCGCCACGGCGAGCGGTTCAACATCTACAACCTGAATGGTGTGAAGGGGGCGAGGGTCGCCCACATTGCTGAGGGCGAGCTGGACACGCTGAGCCTGGTCGAGTGCGGCCTGTCTGCGTGCGGAATGCCCGGCGCATCCTACTGGAAGCCCTGGATGAGCCTCGCGTTCGCCGGGTGCGAGCAAGTGTTCGTGTGGGCGGACGGTGACGAGGCTGGCGACCGACTGGCCGACGCTGTGACAGATAGCCTGCAACAGGCAGTGCGAGTGACGGTGCCCCGTGGTGAAGATGTGAACAGTCTGCTCACGGGAGGGGGTGCAGCATGCGTGACTGGTTTGATCCCTCGCTGAACGTTGAGGGGCCTATGACGGCTGAGCACGTGCGGGAACTGCTTGCGGTGGAGCCTCCTGACCTTGAGGTCATTTCGGATGATATGCCGGGCCAGGCCGCTATGTTGTGGCGGGCTTTCCGTAAGGGCATGGACTGGTTTTGTCGTCGTTCTCGCGTGCCCCGGTCTGAGGTGATGGGGTGGCTGTACATTAAGGCGTTCGACCGCGCCCATTACGTTGCGGACAAGTGGAACACGGCTGGGGAGGCCGCTCTCGTAAACCTGTTCTCTCAAATGCTGTTTGAGAACTACCCGGATTACAGGCATCACGAACATGAGGTGCCCTGGGATTTCGATGTGCTCCCTGACGAGTTTGGAACGGGGGATGTGTGAAGTACGAACCTGGAATGATGGTGAAGCTGCTCCCCCTCGCGTTCGACAAGCAGCGCGGGTGGGGCGTGAGTCTCGCAGAAACCCATGTTGAGGCTGGCATGCCTAAGGGCAAGCGTGACCCGTCTGAGGGCGGTGACATGATGGCCCTGTGTGCGGACGCCCAGCGCGCCTACTGGCACTTGTCCCAGGAGGACCGGAACCTGATCGGGAATCGACTGATTCTGGATGTTGAGCAGGAGCGCGTGGCGCGAGTGTTTGGGATGGCTGTCGTTACTGTGTGGCGTCACGAGTTCCGCATCGTGCGTGAGATGTGCGAGTTCCTAAACGGACGCCCGCTTAACGATGGGCTGGACGATGATGAGTCTTTGGAGGTGGTTCTGTGAGTGACCCGGTTGGTGATCGTCTCAACGTGATTGAGCGCGGCCTGCGCGCCGAGGTCGAGGAATACAGGGAGGCGATTGCGGCGGTTGATCTGCTGCTTGTCGTGTCGGCTCGCATGTCCGGTTGCGGCGCGGTTGACGGTACGATGGACTGCTTGCGTCGCCTGCGCGGCGAGCTGGGGGCCTGTAAATTGCAGGCGCTAACAGCGCTTGGGCTTCTAGCACATTCTCGGGTTTACGCAAGTCGAATGGGGTGTGCGGATTAGGCCCCGTTGCCTCCAATGGTGCCCCTTTATCTCGCGCCCATATGCTTCCCCCCGCTCCCAGCTGCTTGACCGGCGGCTATGGGCGGGGGGATTTTTTGTTGCCATCATTGGTGAAACGGCCTATGGTCAGGGAGTTTGCGCAACGCTTGTAACCTTGCCTATCGAGTACCAGATGTACTATGATTTGTAGGCCGGTTTCCCGCATGATTCCAACAATATGGCCTACCTGCCAGACGGCGGGTTGCCCACTTATTGCCCGTTTTCCTGTTCGCCGTAATTGAGCAGGTCAACAGGGCCTTCCGGCATCGCGCCGTCTAGCTTCACGTAGTAGGCGATAGTGGTTTGCACGTTCGAGTGTGCGAGCCATGCTGCCGCCGCCCTTGCCCCGTAAGTGTCAAACACGATACTGCCCACAGATTTGCGGATGCCGTGGATTGACATGTCTTGTAGGTTGAGCTTGTTGAGAAGCAGCCGACACTCTCTGTACATGGTTGCTTGCGCACGGTCGAACAGGCGAGTATCCGGGGTCAGGTGTCGGGCTTTCCCCGCTCTGGCGCGTAGCCTGTCGGCTTGCCATTCGGGCAGGGTCTTGTCCGGGTACGTGCGGTGAGTCTTGCGGGACTCAACGCCGCGCACTATGCCATCGTTGAGGTCGATGTTCCCCCATGTGAGAGAGAACAGCTCCCCCGCGCGCACGCCTAGGTGGGTTTGGAGGATGAGGGCGTCTATCGCGTCCTGTTCGGGGATTCGCTTGGCGTCGTACTGTTCGAGTGTGGCTATGAGGGTGCGCATTTCGGCGGGGGTGAGGATGCGGTCGCCGTCTAGCCTTGCGCGTACGGGGTTTGTGATGGGGGACTCTGTGGGCCATGTGGAGCGGAATGATGAGAGGTTGACGGCGTCGGATGCGAGCTTGAGGGCGACGCCTAGTGCGGCCCGCAGGCTATTCTTAGCGCGCCCGCTCCCATGCCTGGCAACATACCCGTCGTAGAGTGTGGTGAGGGCTGACACGGTGACTGCCTCGTTAAGGGGGAGGTTCCACCAGTGCGGGTTTTCGCGTTGACTATCGGCCACGGCGGTCTCGTAGTTGCGTCTGGTGGCCGGTGCGAGGGCTTGGTGGCGACGGGATCGCACGTATGTGTCCCAGACTTCCGTGGGCGTGCTTTGTGGGGTGATGACGCCGGATGCGCGTTTGGCGTCGTCAATGTACTGTTTAGCTTGTTCCTCGCATTGCCGGATGGCTTGGCGTTTGCTGGTTGCGATGGTGCGGATGCGTTTGGGGGTGTTGCCGCGTTGGCCGATAAGGACGCTCGCTCGCCAGTGCGTGCCGTCCGCACTAACGGTCCATGCTTTGCCTTGTTTAGAGACTTTGGTGGTGGTGATGTTGCCTAGTTCGCCTGGTTGGAGCGCTCGCCTTGCCATGATCGTGAACCTTCCTGCGCGGGGGCTTGGTTGCCAGTATCGTAACACGCGTTGCCCGTTTTGAGGGTAGCAAAAAGCGGCCCCCTCGCAGGAGAGAACCGTTACTCTCACCACCCCCGTGTGGGGCGGGTTGAGTGCTGGTCTCCCTTACGAGGGGGCCGCTTGTGAGTGCGGTCTAGTTGGCTGCAAGGTACTTGAGTGTGACGCCTTGACTGACTACATTATTGAGATTACCCCACAGGGCTAGCGACGATAAGCCTAGCCCTCCGCTGGTAATCCAGGGTTTAAGCGAGTCGGCAACGCGGAAGAATCGACAGCCGTTTGACATGATGATGACCGTCCCGTGCATGCAGTTGATCAGGCCGTCCTCCGAGCGCAGCTCCCAGTAGTCGCCTGGGCGGGTGATGGACTCAAGCCGCAGGACAGGCTTAGGCTTGAGCATGTCCCGTAGGACTTCCAGCTGGTCCTTGATTTCGTCACACTTGGCAATAGCCTCGGCGAGCGTCGTGTTGATTTCTATCATGTTTCCTCCTATTGGGGGTTAGTTGTGTTCTGTGTCGGGCATGTGCGTGATGCGGGGCATGGCCTCCGGGCGTCGGGGAGGGTACGCAGAATACGCGACCATTTCATCCCAGAAGTCGTCAAACGTGTACGCGATTTCCTTGCGCGCAAGGAAGGCCATGCCGTCCGGCGTAACTTGAAACTCGTTTCCATACACGCCGACGCGTGTCCCAATGGGGAGAGTTGCAAGATCGTGCGGGCTGCGGATCAACACATCCTCGCCGCCGTCGTCTCGCGAGAGGGGAATGACGATGTGCTCCCCATACCTGACCTCGCGCAGGAGGTTTTGGTGCAGCTTGATGATCCTGTTCATGTGCTGGGCTTGCTGTTGCAGATTCACGGTGCCACCGCCTCGCGCGAGGTTAGAAGAAACTCGCCGTCGAGGGAGCCATCTGTGTAGGCTTTGAGGATGCGCTCCCACATTTCCTCGTGGGAGATTTTCTCGTATGCGCCTCGCCACCGTTTCCAATGCTTTACATACAGGCCATCCGACGTGTAGAGCAGGGTGTCGTTAAGCAGGCATGCCAGGTCGTCAGCCTTGGACACCTGCAGGTGGCCGCCTTCCTTTGTGGGGATGGGGACGGGTGCGCAACAGTCTATATGCGCCATGCGCAGGGCACGGCGCGCTGTGCGGATGGTTTCGTATGCTGCTTTAGCTGTTTCGTGCGCGGCTTTCTCAGCGTCGGTTTCTGTAATATATGGTTCCATGGTTTCTCATCCGTCTAGTTGACCTTGTGGGCGATCTCGCACTTGTCTGCATCTTCAAGCATCTGGAGGAACATCCTGTGGTGCGAGTATTCGTGCCCGAGGCAGCCTGTCCACGGGCCATGCGAGTAACCTGTCCGCATGTACTCAACGCCATCCACGCTGATTACGGTCCCGAGGGGTAGGCGTTCAAGGTAGGCGGGTGTTGTGAAGATGTGGGTCGCGCCCTCGCCTGTGGATGCTATGATTGGTTCCGTGTTGTTGTCGAGGATGTGGCTGGTTTCTGTTTCGAGTTGTTCGACCAGTTTTTGCGCCTCGCATAGCGCGTCGAATGCGTTGTTGTAGAGGTTGAGGGTTTCGATTAGGGTTTGCATGCTTTTTCCTTCCTGCGTGTTTATGCTGCGCCAACGTGGATGAGGCTGATAGGCCACCCGTCCTGTTTGTGGGCGACGATCAGGTTCCACATTTCCTGGTGGGTTAGGACTTTGCCGTCGATGTGCGCCCATCCCACGTGATCCACTAGGCGCATGTATTCCCAGCCGCTCACGAGGATGATCGTGCCGGGCATGAGGCTGGCGAGGTGTTCAGGGCCTTCCAGCGCTGTGATGCGATGACTGGCCGTGCAGTCGTAGTGGATGTCGAGTTGGATCGCGTCGGTCACCTATACGCCTCGCCGTTGTATAGGAACACCGCATTGCGGGGGCCGACTGCGCGGATGCTCTGCGCAAGCTCTAGGCAACTAAGCCCGCCCGCGCCGTTCTCGGTCCACATGTCCTCGCCTTCCTTAAACCATAGCGTGCCGTTAAGGAGGATGATCGCGCCGTACGCCAGGCATGAGAGGTCGAGCTTGACTTCCGCGCCAAGGGCGGTGACTTCGACTACGGTTTCTGCTGGCTCGCCTGCTTCAATGTTGTCGAACAGGTTTTCAATGTGTTCGATCAGGGTTTCTTTCGTGATGTCCATTTCGGTTGTCTTTCTGGCGTTTTTACAGGGGGTCCAGCCCGTACGACAGGAGGGTGATCGTGTCGCCAAACTCGGTCGCACTGAGGATTGCGGCGAACATGTCCTCGCCGGACAGTTGCCGCCCGTCGTGCCGCACCCACCGTTGCGTGCGGGCGGCGGATGACTGGACGTACACGGCTCCCGCCCCGCCCTCGGAAATGTGGATTGTTGTGCCGGGCGGGAGGAACCACAGGCTGCGCTCTCCCGTGATCGGGTCATCGAGGCCGGGGATTGTGATGTTGATTGTGCCCGCTGGGGGGTTTGCTGCGTTGCGCAGAGCCTTGCGGGCCTCGTCGATATTTTTGAGGATTTTTTCGTACTCGGTTGCCTGGGGATTGTCCTTGTTCACGCTAAGCCCCCGTTACCCGGTCGGCTGGTAGACGATGCCGAACCGCTCGCCCATCATCGTGCGCCTGCTCAGGAATTCGTAGAATCGTTCGAGGTTGTATCCGCGCGGCTCAGCACTGCTGCGGCTAGACGACTCCCAGTAGATGCGCCCGTGTGGAGCTCGCAGGTATACGTGGTCCTCGTTTCCGGCGATGACCGTCCCGAACGGGAGGCATAGGTCGCCTTCTTCGCGCACTATGAGAGGTGCCCTTCCGGGCAGGTTCTGGATAACAAACGCCCCGTCGCCTTTGAGACGTTCGATGCTCGCTTTAATGGCATCGATGCGTTCCTGGTAGGTTTCGATGCTTGTCATAAGTGTTCATCCTTCCTTTTCTCAGAAGTTCGCGCCCGAACAGTCACCCGTGTGGGCGTAGTGCAGGTCGTCCGCATTTTTGAGGGCGATGAGGTACAATTCCTCGCTTGTTACTCGCAGCTCGCCCCTAAAACACTGCCACTGTCGCGAACTGGCGACGCATGTGGTAAGACTCATCCATTCATCGCCGTCGATCACGACTACTGCCCCGGTTGTGAGGCCGTCCAGACTGTTCGGGCCGGTGACATTCAGGTCGTTAAGGCCGTTGATGCCCTCGAATGTGAGCTTGCCGCGCTCAGGGTCGTTGAGTAGTTCTGTGAGAAGTTTCTTTGCCTCGCTGATTGCGTTCAGGTAGTTGTCGTGACTCATTGTTTTGTGTCGCTTTCTGATTAGCAGGATGTCCGGTGGGTGTTGTATACCACTCGGGCCGCGTGCGGGTTTTTGGTGAGGGCTTCCCGCATTTCCTCGTTCGTACACCAATTCCCCATTGCGTCAATCCACCCCTCGGGGACGCGCATGTGTTCCATGCCGTCCACGACAATGACTGTCCCGTATGCTACGGGCAGGTTCATGAGGTCAGTGAAGATGATGGGATGGCAGACGTTCGGCGGGTCGGCGTCGATTGTGTACGCGCGCCGGAGTGCTACGGTCATTGCTTGCGTTCCTTCCAATAGACTAGGGGCGCGCCCAAGGCAAGCCCGTTAAGGCCCCTAGACGCACCCCTAACGGCCTGTCAGGCCGCAGCTGGGGGGTCGGACGGATCAGCGTCGAGTCCACTCACGAGGGATGCGAGCAGCGCATCTTCGACCTCGTATTCTGCGGCCTTCACAATGCCCATCTCGTGCGAGCGCACGATTGCCACGCCACGCTCGCATGAGCACGCCTCGTCTAGGGCGCGGATCAGGTCAAGATTCTTAGTCTTGACCGTCCACACTGGATCGTCGCCTTCACGCTGTAGCACGGTGTCCATTGCGCGGTTGCGGATTGTGCGAGTGACGGGGGCGGATGCCGCCGCCGCGAGCAGTCCGTGAACGGTCATGCGACCACCTCCCACTCGCGGGCACCCTCACGGCGCACGATGACTCCACCCTCGTCCGTATTTCCGATCAGGTCTCCGATGCTGACCGTGTTATCCCGACGTCCGAAAACGATTCGGGGCACGACCCCTCCGGGCGTGACCTGGTTAACGACATCCCCTCCATACTTGTTTGCCAGGAGGATGATGTTGTTGGGGGTGACTCGTTCGATCACAGTCCCACCCCCGTGATGTGGGTGAACGTGAGCCATGCGCCGGGGTAGCCGACGAGGGCCAGGACGATGATGTTGAACAGGTTGCCGACCGAAAGCGCGCATCTAGTGTCGATCCATTCGTCGATTTCCTTGACAATGAGGGCGGTCGTCAGTCCCGTAATGAGGATTGCGAGGCCGACGCCGAGTAGCATCCATGCCATGTGTTTGTCCTTCCTTGTTGAACTAATCTGTGTGTGTTGTGCGCTTTGGTTCCGCCAGAAACCGTGCGCAGTGGGGGCTATTCGCCCATGTGGATGAGGTTGAAGTCCGTCCGCTCAAGGTCGGCGTCCCATCCGAGGCGTACCTGTGTGGCGACGTCCGCGTCCGTATATCGTCCGTTAGGTGTCCGCGTGGTTACCCAATGGTCGTGCGTGACCTTGAAAAACTCTCCCGTCACGTAGCTGTCAATGAGTGTGCCGGGCGGGAGGGTGGACAGGTCCATCGTCAGGGGGATGCCCACAGCGTTGAGAGAGACCGCGTTCGGCGGTGTCGTGGGCGCGTTCGATTGGGCGCATAGTCGGCTGATGAAGTCCACGGCCTCATCGAGGGTGATTGGCTTTGTCATCGCCCCCCCGATCAGCCCCGGCGGACGATGCGGGGCAATGTGTCGGCGTCGCGCATTTCTTGCGCAAACTCTTCATGGGTGAACCACCTGCCGCTGTAGCGCATCCACGGTTTGCTGCCAAATCTCGTGCCGCAGCGGAAGATTTCAAACGGGCCATCCATGATAAGCGTGCCCGAGTCAATATCCTCGGCATCCATTACGCATTCCACGCCGTCAATGTCGATCACCTTGAAGTGGGTGCCGGTCAGTTTCGACTCGCCCGGTTCCTCGTCTGTGACGGTGGCCCCGAGGGCTTCCATGATCTTGTCTGCGAACTGTTCGATAGCCTCGTTGAGCTGTTCGCGGGTGAGTGATGCAGTTCCCATGTTGGTGATTTTCCTTCCTATTCTGGGACTGTTGGGGCTGGTCGGTACTTGTTCCAACTTTTGGGGTATTGCGCTTGAGCTGCGCAGAGTGCTACACTCAACCCTGTTACAACAAGGTACTGACACGCCCTAGGTTTGTCTGTTTTCTCTGTTGAACGTTCTGTGTGGGAAGCCCGCACCGGACAGCCATTACAAGCGCATCTGACAGGTTTGCCCCGCCAGGCAGGCCGTTAGACGGTCTCTCACACTCGCCGCAAAGCGCTTAGGCCAGTCCGGGGCGGGCTTCCTTGTGTTTAGGCGACCGTCTGCTGATTCGCCTGCATCCAGTCCGTGAGCGCATCGTGCGGGTAACGAACGATGCCCCCGACTTTCACGAATGCGGGGCCTACGCCGGTGAACCTCCACTCCCCCAGCGTGCGGGCGGATACGCCTAGCATGGTTGCGACGTCGGCGGGCGAGTGCATGAGTCGGGGTTTTTCGGCGGCTTCCGCCCACGTGAGGAACAGGCTTGAAGCCTCGGCCAGTTGGTCGCCCTGCGCGGCCTTGACGTTGACGATGCTCCCGTTTGGGGCGGGAACCTGCCCGCCGATGCTGACTTGTGCGCCTGTGCGGCGGGCCTCGTCGATCACTGCGGCGAGGATTAGATTCGCGGCGGCGGGGTCGCTTGTGTGTGCGGTGATTGTGTAGGGGGTTGGCTCCTGTGTCATTTTGGTACTGCTTCCTGAACGTTTTCTGCGTGTGTGCGTTGTCGGTAATGGTTGTCTGACAACATGAAAAACTGTAGCGGCAGAACGTGTTTTTCGCCACTTGACCAGGCGTTAGGCCGCGCAGTCTCGGGGCTCCAACCTCGCCCAACCGCGATGGACACCCTCAGGTGTAACAGCCTCCACAACATCGGTCGGCTCAGACAGTAGATCCGTCACAAACCTCCTGGTAATTTTGTGACAATCGTCCGTCCTCCACCGCGTGCCCTCCACGAGGACCACGCGCCCCTGTTGCATTTCTGCCAGGAAATATGCGGGCCTGTCAGGCATAATGCCCCTACCCACCCATAGTCCAGCGGCTAACGCCACTAGAGTCATGAGCCATGCGACCGTGCGCATGCTCAGCTTGCCGTTGGAACTCATCATTAGGGCACCCTTCCTTCCGGTTACAACAAGGCCCCTCGCGCCCGCGTCATGCAGGGTCAGGGGGCCTCGGGTTGAATGTTCTGTGCGCCGCGTTTGGTTTAGGGAGGTGAGCGCACCCGCCAGGGCGGAAACCAGGGAGGGAGAGAGGTAGAGAACCCCCCTAGCCGTCACCCCGGCGAGAATGCTCACCCCACCAAACCATGCGGCGAGTGATCAGGCAGCGGGCGTCAGTGCGAACTCTGGCGCGCACGCCCTGTTTTGCCAGAGAATATCGAGCGTCAGCCCCCAGTCGCCGCCAGGAGTGCCGCACAGGTGAGCACGCCAGTTGGGGCGCGTCATGTCGGGCAATTCGTGCGACGTCGCAGGGTCGCGCCGGTTCAGCCACATGAGCGCCCCCAGCCGCGTCCCCACAGGCACGGGCCACTCACGCGCAAGCTCCCACTTGCCCGACACTCGCATTTCGCGGGCGAGGGCCAGGGGCTTATCAGCATGCAGCAGCACGTACTCGCCCACGCACCACGTACTCTGCAGTTCGTCGCCTTGTGTGCGGACCAGGCGCATTGCGTGCCACCTGTGATGCTTAGTGGGGGCATCATAGACGACGCTCCACCCCGCAACCTTAGCCGCGCTGCTGAGCATGTTGTTGTAGTACTGTTCCCAGTCCTCCATGACGCGCACGGCTACCGCCGCAACGTCGCTTTCGTCATACCAGACCATTAGTTCACACTGCCTTCCAGTTATTCTTGCTTGTTAGCTCGCTTGCGCGTCGAGCTTGATTGCCACGGTTTTGAGCGAGTCGGACAGGTGTTCCAGCGCTCCGAGGGCAGCGCGCGCATGCGCGCGAACCATGCTCGCCTCGGGGGAATCTCCCAGCTTGTCGCCCGGCACGTCATGCCTGTGACGTACGCCTGCCATGAGCAGATTGAGGTCGAGCCGTTCTCGCATGTAATCAACCTCCCCGGCGAGGGCTGCCCATTTCGCGGCCAACATCCACGCCTTGTTGGGGTTGCTGCTTTCCATCATGATTGCCTTCCAAGTTTTACTGTTGATCGTTCTGCCACATGTCACGCGACGTAGGCAATTCTGTGCTCAGCATGTCCCGCCGCCCCTGCCAGTCACGCACAACAGGGTCATTCACCAGCTCAAGATGGTCGGTCAGGACATCCACCATGAGAGCGCAGTCTGTCAGCGCAATTTGCAGGTCGCCGTACGCCTCGCAAGCGCGGTCAGCGTCGGGCGAATCGCCTAAGCCCTTGCACGCCTCGGGGAATCCACTCAAGCCCACGATTTCTGCGCGGGCTTGAATCGTATCTGATAGTCCCCAAAGAAACTCGCAAAAGTCACGCAACGCTGTGATGTGTTCAGTGCCGCCGTCCAGTTTTGCCATCGCATTCCTTCCGTTTGTCTTGGTCACGCGGCGAGGCCCCACAGGCCACCGTCGCACACCGCCAACGCCAGGACGCGGCGGGCGGCTGTCTTGAAGCCCTCACGCGTCACTGGCACGCCCTCAAGGCGCGTCCATCGTCCGTGCGTGTCTGCGTCGGGGCCGGTCATCCAGTCCCCGGCGTCGGCCCACACGCCGTCCCGCAGGGGGATGCACGGCTGGTAAGGGGCCGGGGGAACCCAGCTGTCATGCGCGAGCATCGTCAACCACCTCTCGTAGTTCGCCTGCAGCAATCAGGTCGCCCAGCCAGCACCAACACTTGTGCTTGTAGTCGCTGGGCTGCGCCCAAAGCGCCATGTGGGGGGAGATTTGCACCCCCACAATCTGGATGGGCGGGCGTGTTGAGTCGAGCATTTCGTTGAACGCGTCGAATACGTCAGTCATGTCGAACAGGTATCCGTCACGGTTAACCCATCGCGCCCAGTCGGGCGCGCCTCCCAGCTCTTTGCGCGTGAACTGCGTGCGCCCATCCCACAGGCCCACCATTTCGGGGAGCGCATCTTCCTTGACCTGGGAGCCGGATTTGACGGTTGACAGGGGGAAAGTATTCATTTTGCATCACTCTCGTTTCATGTCAAGACAAACCAGGGTGGTTTGTCTATCGCCCCCTGGCCCGGACTCGAACCGGCACGACGCTCACCCATCGAGCGCCAGGGAAACCCCCCTTGGGGTTACTTCCAATCGTCGGGTGAGTCCACGATCGCGCACAGCTCGCCCGCCTTAACGAGCTCCCTGATGGACTTGAAGATGATTTGGGACGTCAGCTCCGGGGAGAGCATGATCATAAGCTCTCGCTCGCCTTCTACCGCACCACTTTGTATCCATTCCTCCGCCAGGTACTCAACCGAATACGCGGTACCTTCATAGTCAATGAAGTGCGCCCAGTCGGGCGCGTTCATCGCGTCACGCAGCACGTACTCGGCCTCACCCCACGTCACTTTGAGGTCATACGCCTGCTTGGGCGTCATGTACTCGCCCGCCGCCATCGTCTTACACTTGCTGATATCCCTCACGGGGTCACCACCTTCACACTCGGCTTTCAATGCAGTCCGCAGCCCTGTTGGGCGCGAACCCGCTCCCAGGGCGGGAATCGAACCCGCCTAAACACTCACCCCTAAGCCTGGGAACCAAGGGCCAACACCCCTGTCACGCGGTGAGAACAACCGGCCCACCCGTCACGGGCGTGTCACCCGCAAGGTCATGCACAACCACGGTTGGCACGCCCTCAACGCTCGGCCTGTCCGCGTCTCCCATCACGTACACTGTCGCACAACAACGGGCGTACACCTCGCCGCCCTCACAGTAGACAACCGATTGATCGTAGGCCGTCACGTCAACGTCGCCGCTCATTTCGACAACCGCCTGATTGTAGGCGTACACGGACGCGTTGCCCTGTGCCACCACGCGGGAAGCGCTGCGCGCCGTCACCTCGGCATTGTCGAACGCGAACAGCGGACACAGTGCGCGCGTTTCCACCTTAGCCGTGTCCCATGCCTGGCCGCGCGCATAGTACCCGCACGTGCCGCTAGAACTGTCACGCCAGTTAACCTGCGCGAAGTCCGTCGCGCGCACAACCGCGTCATCCTGCGCTTCAACCATGCTATGCCCCCGCGCCGTCAACTGTGCGTGGCCCGACACAACCACACGCGACTCACCACACGCTTCAACCGCATGCCCGCGCGAATCCATCACGAAAACGTAGTTCGGGATGAAATCGCCGGGGTGCGAGTCGATCACGATCACCACATCATCAGACGGGGGGTTAGCCAGCGCCTCATCCAGCCCGGCCTGGCCCGTCACGCGAATTGTCTTGTCACCGCTCATTTCCTCTGTCTCCTATTCCATGTATCCGAGGCGATGCCACCGTGGCACCTGCCCGTCGCTCGCGGGACTGGAATCGAACCAGCCTTGCACTCACCATTAAGCCCGCGATAACCTGCGTGTCACACGTCACGCAACCAGAATACCAAGTATCCACCCCCCGCTAGTCCGCGTAATACAAGGGAATCAGCACGCCCTGCGCAACCAAGTGTTCAATATACGTAGTCACGCACTCATCGAACCCAGCGGGATTAAACAAACGCATATCATCCCCCAGCAAGCCACTACCGCCCGCCGCCGCGCACAAGTAATCCAACTCAGCCTCACACTCATCCGCCAAGTCAGCGCGCGTGCGCAGGAACCCGTCAGAATCAACCCACCCAAACGACGAACGCACGCCGCTAATGCCCACCTGGCAGTACAGGAAGTAGCCGGGGAAGTCCGCATCCTCACGCGCCCGCTCAACCAGGGCTTTCAGCTCATCCCGATTCATCTCACGCCTCACTCTCGCTAACGAGGCGAACCAGCTCACCCGCGAACACGCGGGCCTCAAGCCACCCGTCAAGCATTTCAATCATGCCATCATTGCCGAGTTCCTTAATCGTCGCATCAACATGCGCCTCGCCAAACGTATCGATAGCATCAAAGACCAGCCGCGTTAGCAGCCCCTCACGGGACCAAGCCGCGCCGTCCCTATCCACGTATTCAGCCCACGCGGGCGCGCCCACACTCTCGCGAACCAGGCGAGAGCTATTGCCCCACCATTCTCGCAAAGCGTCATGCTGCCACGCATTCATCCACTCCCACGCGGGCGAATATCCGTCGCTAGGGAGCATGATTCGAATCGCCATCGTAAAAACCTCGTCTCACATTCTCAGAATAGGCAACCACCATGGTTGCCCAGCTCCCTAGGCAGGGGTCGAACCTGCATTGCACCTACCAACAGGCTAGGGAAACCCGCGTTAAACCGTGGGAACAACGACCGTAGAACCAACAGCCGACGCACACAGCGCCTTAAGCCGGTCCCAATCCACGCGCCCATCCGCCACGCCACTCAGGAAACGCGACACATGCCGGGAAGTTGTAACCGAGTGATTCAGCGCGTCGGCACACATGTCAACACGCACGCCAATAGTGCCCACCGCCCGCGTCACAATCGCAACCAGCGTCCGATACGAATAGACGCGGTATTCGTCGCCACCCTCGGGGCGCGGGATACGAACAACGTTGAAGTTGATTGCGACCGGGATAATGTCACCCGCGAACCCGTGCCGAACAGCGTACGCCGCCGAATCAATATCATGCAGAACAGTCATGACAGAAACCTCTTTCTCACAATTCCAAGTAGGGCCACCGCCTTGGTAGCCCAGCCCCAAGCCCAGGAATCGAACCCAGGACCCCCACACGGGGGCGCAACCGACTTGCCAAGGGCGAGAACCATGTCAGTCCTCAATACGGCGCAGTTCGCCGTCGCTAATGCGCCCGTCAATCCAGTCATTGAAGTCGCAGCGGAACGCGATAGGGTCAAGCTCTCTCAGCGCGCGCCCCGCGTCAAACTCATACCCACACACGGAAACCGTGTCGTAGCACTCGTTCAAATCGTTCTCGAAAGCATATTCAAGCTCACCCTGATTGAAAAGCTCTCCACTATCATCGACATATTCAGCCCATTCGGGCGCGCCGCCAAGCTCCGCACGCGTGAACGAATCCACGTCGCCCCACGCATCCACCATCGCATCGAACGCATCGCCCGTGACCTCAGCCATGAAACCCATCGTCTTGTCCTCAATTCTCAATTGCTCTGTGATAGGACACGCGCACGCCACGCGCGCCCCCGCTCGCGGGCCGGGAATCGAACCCGGCTCTACACTCACCACTAAGCCCGCGAAAACCAAGCAGCCTAAGCTGCCACAACCGCAGCCGGGGGAACCAGAACCACAATCCATTCATCCCCCGCCGCCGCTTCCAAACCACCCTCATCAAGGGCAATCGCGCCCGCCGGGAACACGCCATCAGGGAAATCAGTCCCCCAGCGCATCTCCCAGCCCAGCTCACGCGCCGCCCATTCCAGAGCCTCGGGGAAGCGGTCATACACCATTTCCCCCACCGCATCGAGTCGCGCGTTACCCTGCGCATCGCGCCGGGACTCAGGATCACACTCATCCCAGCCCCAACAGCTCGGATCGTACTCGGGACGTCCGCACTCATCCCACATCTGGAAAACGTCGCGCCACGTGTGCGTCTCCCAACGCGCACGCAACACGCACTCATCCCAGTCATCCGAACACGGGAACGTCCCATCCGAGTAGAACCAGTCCACAATCTCAGGGAACGAAATGCCCACCTGTAGCGACCAGCGAACCGCCTGGCAAGCACACTGCAATGCCGGATGCCAATCCTCGGGATGCCATACCAAAGTCATGGTTAAACCTCTCACTCTCTTTCAAGAGACAACCACCATGGTTGTCAGCTCCCGACCTGGGAATCGAACCCAGCTCACACCCACCACTAGGGCCGGGAAACCAGGGACTAATCAGCCCCCAAGCCTCACAGGGGACGCATGGCAAGCATCGTGCGATAGCCAGACACCCGGCGACGCATGCCCTCCCACACCCCCCAGTCGGGCGTAAACGTCGGGCGAATCGCCCGAACCACGCGCGTAACTGCGCGCTTTTCAGACGGCGACAGATCGGACACGGTCACGCCAACCATGCCCCCGCCCGCGCCCCATTCGAGCACAATCGTCCTATCCTCACGGATAAGCAGGTACCCAGTACCCGACGAATCGAGCACGACGCAAAGCCTCGCACCGACGCTAAATCCAGGCTCCACATCGAAGTCCATAAGGCCCCGAATCATCTCAGAAATAGCCATGATCTTACCTCTCACATTTCCAGATAGGCCCCCACCGTGGGGACCGTAGTTAGCGCCGCCCACCATTAGGCGCGCCCGTAGGCGGTACAGGGATTGAACCTGCCCCCGCGCCCCCGCTGCTAACGAGGCCCGCGGAGCTCACCAAAGCCGCCCTAGTCCAATAACGACGCGCGCCCCCGATTAAGCCAGCCGGGAACTCAAGGCCAGCCCTAGCGACGGTGTGAGCCGCGCGCCGCCCTGCCCTACGCAGGGCCGCGACTTGAAGCAGCTGAGTGACCGCGCTAGGCAAAGCGCGCGCCAAAGAGGCAATAAATCAACCACGATTTAATTCACAAACCCCACAGGGGGCAAACATCCCGCGCACACCCAGGCAAACGCCTCCGAGACCCAACCGGTCTCTCGGACGCTCCCTCAGGGGCGATGACATCAGTCTAGACCCGACGCCTACCCAATGCAAGCCCGACACCCAAACGCAACCACATACTGAGATGTACAGTAACCACATTCCAAGACGCAACCACCCACGCGCCAACGCCGACCACCCCGAAAACCGCAGCGATAAGCGGATTATATACGCGCGCAAGCTCGCAAACGAACGCCGCAAATAACACGCGTACACACACCTGTCAAAACGCCCCAGGCGCACCCCTACACACGTCCCTAGCGCCCTACCCACACCCTCACCTACACCCATCCCACTAGGCGACGCTAGCGCAGCGACGATTAGCCGAGAGACGGCGACGCTAAAAGCGCGCGCATCGCGCGCGATAAAGCATTAAAGAATCGTTGTCAATAGCAACAAAGAATTGTCCCAAAATGCGAGAAAATAACCACACGCGCAATTATCCGAGTGCACTCACATCAATTCTACCGCGCAATTAAATAGGGGGCTATGACCCCCAAAGAATTGCGCCTGAATACCACACGGTCATAGCAAAAAATATCCGCGACGGGTCACAAGCTTTCCATGTCAACCAATTCACCACGCCGCACACCGCTTGACGGCCCATGCTAACATGCCCCTCCCCAGGCTCGCAACCCCGGTCGCAGCCCATGCCTCCAGCCTCAGGGAAGGCGATTTAGGGCGATTGGCTTGTTTCTGCGGTTTTGGACGTGATGCCATGACTGCCTGCGCGTGACATGCATCTCATTATTGAAAAAAGTGAACAGTGAGCGGGGTGCCGGAACGAGACTATATAGTGAGAGGGTAAAAGCCCTTGGGGGGTAGGGGGGCAAGTATATATATAAATATATATCTTAAGTCTTAACCTAATGTTTAAAGCTCTCTATCTCAAGTTCTCTAGTTCACGACTTATGGCTTATAGATCATGGTTTCTATCTTATAGATCATGGTTTCTATCTTATAGTTCTGTCGTTGCTTTAAGTCTTAAGGCGTAATTGGTATTGATCTTAGTTCTG